GCTTCCTTGCCTGTGGCCGACTTCTCGACCAGTTCTCTTGAATTTGATGGTTTACTGACAATTGCCAGCAAGAGCAATCTTGGCGGATATTACAACACCTTTGCCACGGGGACGCCGGGCGTGGGAACTTCTCTCACGGCAGGAAGTGGCCGCGTGGTTGAAATTGATGCCGCCCTGGCAAGCTTCTATGACAAATATCGCTTGCAACCGGACAAAATCTACTTGAACTTGCGCCAGTTCAAGAAGATTACTGATCTGGTGCTGGGGTCCGCCAATCCGAACGTGATGTTTACGGTGGATTCTGCCACAGCAGTTGACGTCGTCGCGGGGCGCAATGTAGGTAAGTACCTCTCGCCGATTACTGGTGAGGTTCTTGATCTGATTGTTCATCCGAATCTGCCCTCGGGTACGATTCTGTTCCGTACCACGCGTGTCCCTGCCTACCTGGATGGTGTTCAAGACATGTGTCGTGTGCGTACCCGAAGAGACTACTACCAGATCGAATGGCCGTTGCGTACCCGTAAGTATGAATATGGTCTGTATGCCGATGAGGTTCTTCAGCACTACTTTCCGCCATCACTTGGAGTCATTACCAATATCGGTAGCTGATGAATTGTTGCCCCAATCTAGAACCCCGCCATTGAGCGGGGTTTTTCATTTAAGAAGGATGAACATGGAAACTATCAAATTGTTGGCCCCGGATGGCGTTACTGCTGCTTCTTTTGGCGGTCAGGAATATCCTGTGGACGCCGATGGAATCGTGACAGTGCCAGTTGAAGCTTCATTGACGCTCTATGGTTTCGGCTACGGTAATGCACCGGAAGACAAGCCCGTGCGTGCCCGGTCCCGTAAGAGCGCGGCAGTAGATGCAGGCTGATTGCAATGGCGATGCTGACTTCTTTGGATGCTGTGAAAGCATACCTGGGCATGAGCTCTGCACCCAACGTTGCGCAAGACGCCTTGTTGGTTTCCCTGATTGAGCGTGCGAGCGGAGCCATCGAAAACTATTGCCAGCGGCAAATCCTATGTGCAACGCGTACTGAATGGCGTCATGGCAATAACTCCAAGTGCATGGTTTTACGAGAGGCTCCAATTGCTTCTATCGAAGCGGTGTCAATCGGTGGTCAGCCAGTCCCTTTACAGGAGATTTCCCTTCTTGGCCGTACTGTCTGTTTAAAGGGAAGGGTCTTCCCTTCCGGCATCAATAACGTACGAATTGACTACACCGCAGGATATGAATCAATCCCGGCAGATATGCAGCAAGCCTGCATCGAGACTGTAGCGTTGATGTTCCGCCGCCGTGATCATCTCGATGTTACAAGCAAAGCGCTTTCCGGGGAAACTGTCAATTACATTGTTGACGAACTGACGCCATCCTCACGCCGGATTCTATCCAACTACCGCATTGTTGTGCCCATATAAAGATGATTCAGACATCCATTACAGGAAACGACATTGTCTTAGAGAGGTTGTCACAGTTTCCAACTCATAAACAGAACATCGCACAGGCCGCTACGCAAAACCATGCACCGGGTTTTGATACTACGGAATCAAAGCTCTTTCACGCTAGAAAGGCGTATGACTTTCGGAGGAATGTTGCTGGTCACGATGTGCTGGAATCCTTGCTGCAGTCGAGAAAAGCGTTTTCTGGCCCATTGCCGCAGAGACTTGGAGAGGTGATCTCATCATGAATCGTGAAGCAATCTACTCCGCGCTGTGGTCACGTGTGTCACAACTACCTGGCTTTGTAACAGTCAGCCGACGTCTTCGACATTGGACCGATGTTGACAGCCTGGCCCAGCCCGCGCTGTTTATGGCGCAAGGGAGTGAGGAAATCGAAACACTCACCGGCGAGCCTTCCCGCTGGAAACTGATGCCCAAATTCTACATCTATGCACGAACAAATGGGGATACTCCAGCAGGGGTAGTGCTTAACCCGCTACTGGATTCGGTATGCGCCGCAGTCAGCGAATTTCATCCTGTAACGGGGCGCTCCACCTTGCATGTTGAAGGGGTATCTCATTGTAGGGTGGAAGGCGTCATTCAAACAGACGAAGGTAGCCTTGGCGATCAGGCCGTGGCGATCGTACCGGTTGTGATTTTAGCAAGCTAACTATATTTGATAGGAGCATTACAATGCAATTGACATTTGGTTCTGGTGAGCTTTTCGCACAGATGATCCGTGATGCAGCGGGCAACGTTATTACCAATCCCACGCCGATCCGTATCGCCGGTCTGCAGGAATTGTCACTTGATTTCTCTGGTGAACTCAAAGAGTTTTATGGTCAGAACCGTTACGCTCTTGCTACCGCGATGGGCAAGGTAAAGACGACAGGCAAGATGAAAGGTGCCTTGATCAATGGATTGGCGCTGAACAACCTGTTCTTTGGTAATAGCATGGCCACTGGAACGATGAAAGCGCTATATGCAGATACAACCGGTATTGCCATTCCATCTGCCTCACCCTACACCCTTTCGACCACGCCATTGAATGGTGGGGTGTTCATTGAAGATCTGGGTGTGGTCAACGCTGCCGGCCAAACCATGGTGAAAGTTGCTGCATCACCTGTGAGTGGGCAATACAGTGTGGATGCTTCTGGCAACTACGTGTTCGCTGCCGCAGATGCAGGCTTGCAGGTCTATCGAAGCTACTCGTATAGCTATTCCCTGGCCAGCGCCAAGCAGATCACGCTCAACAACATTGCCATGGGCCAGGCCCCTCAGATCAAGATTGCCTACCTTGCGCAATACCAGGGCAAGAAGTGTCTGGTCGAGCTGGAATCCATTACTTCGACCAAACTGGTCATGTTCTCTGCAAAGAGTGACGACTTCAGTGTGCCGGAAATTGACTTCTCGGCCTCCACTGACTCCGCAGGTTTCAAATTGGGCACTATCTGGGTACAGGAGTAATTCATGAGCATTGTCAAAGTCAAAGGTATTTCAATCGAACTCGGCGGCCAGACCTACGTGGTGCCGCCCATTGCACTGGGTGCCCTGGAGCAACTGCAATCACGCATTGCCAATTTCAACGGTGATGTCAGCGACATGACACAGGTTTCCACTGTGATTGATGCAGCTTTCGCCGCGCTACGCCGTAACTACCCCGAACTCAAGCGCGATGAAGTGGCTGATCTGATTGATGTGGCAAATATGGCCGAGGTGTTTGAAGCGGTAATGGACATTTCTGGCCTCAAGCGTCGAACCGTCGAGGAAAATGCCAAATTGGGGGAAACTCAGCCGGGGGTTTGACGGACTGGGGTGAGTTGTACGCCCACGTCATAGCCGTAACAGGCTGGACGTGGGATTACATCGCCGAACACGTCGATCTGCCCCGGCTGGAAGCCTTGAATCGCTATTGGACGCAGTTGCCGCCATTACACCTGATGGTGGCCGCGTATTTAGGCATCAAGCCAAAAGAGAAAGAGCCCATCATCAAAGATCTGCATGATCAATCGTTCATCCCAGCAACCCCGATGGCATCTTCTGAGTTTGAAGCATTGTTGAAATCAAAGGGGCTTAATTATGAGTGAAGAAAGCGCTGTAACTGTTAAGGTTGATGCCGATTTGTCTTCTGCAACGAAGAAAACAGAAGAAGCTACTGACATCATAAGAAAAGGATTCGACTCGGTGGGAGAAGCATCCGAAAAGTTATTTACATACTTTTTTGATGCTATTGGTGAGTTGTCAAAAAAACTTGCTGAGGTGATGGCTGATACTGACTCTCAAACCAAAAAAGCATCAGATTCAATTAGTAAAAGCAACAAAGCAGATTCACAAACGAAAGAGAAAGGCGAGCCTTCGCGTGGTGAAAAAGATGACAATAAGAAAGGGGGTGAAAATTCTTCGACTGAAGACAATTCAGTAAAAAAAGATAAAAAAAGCGACAAGGATGACAAAAATAACACTAAAAATATCAGCGAGATATATGGGAGTCAACTTGAGAAAAGAACACATGTTGGAGGACTTGGTAAAACTGTCTCTGATGTGGCAGAGTCAATTGACAATGTATTTTATTCCTATTTGTCGGGAACAAAAGACTTCTCTTCTGTATTTACAGAGGGGGTAAAAAAGATCTCTGCAGTGGCAAGAAACTCGTCGATGAGTCACATGATTGTCGAAGAGTTGAATGACTTCGATAAGAAGTTGGTAAAAAAATACGACCTTGGTAAAGAGGCTGATAAAGATTCTAAGGAAGATTCGTCAAAAGGTGGCGATGAGACTAGCAAGAAAGATGATGCAGACGCTAGTAAAAATAACAAGACTGAAAATGGCGATAAAGAAAAGAAGAAAGATAAAAAATCGAATACTGGATTAGGAAAATATGGTGAACTCTTTGGTGGGAAGTTAGAGGCGCTTACCGGTCTTAAAGGCGGGAAAAGTTTCGGCGCAGAGTCTTTTTCAGCGTTCGGGAAATCGATGACTGATATGTTGACAAAGACAAAGTCTTTTAAACAAGCCATGAAGTCGATGTATCAAGAGATACGCGAGTCATTTGTAAAAAACATGGTTGTTGAACCTCTGCGGGAATGGATGAAATCATTAACGACCATGCTCGCAAAAAAACTAGCCTTTCTGACTACCGATACAACTGCAACTGCGACAGCAGCAACTACTAACGCTACGACCAAGACCACGGAAGCAACTACAGTAGGTAGCGCTAACATCATGGAGGGAGCGACTGGCGCATTAGCCGCTATGTCGTCGATTCCTTATGTTGGCCCGGCGTTGGCTATTGCGGCGGTAGGTGCAATCTTGGCCGCTGGTTCAAGGATTATGGGGAGTGTGGCAAGCGCCTCTGGTGGGTATGACATTCCTGCCGGGGTGAACCCGATGACTCAACTTCATGAGCAGGAAATGGTGTTGCCTGCGCATATCGCCAATCCTTTGCGTTCCATGATCGCAAGTGGAGGCGATAGTAGTTCTGCGGGTAGTGGAGATACTCACGTGCACATTTCCGCTGTAGATGCCAGGAGCGTGAAACGCCTGTTTCGTGATAATGGCCGTGTGATCACTGATGCTGTGAAATGTGCTGTAAAGGATGGGTATCGGGCATGAACATATTTCCTATTCTTCCTGGCGTTGATATTGCAATTCATCGTCAACCTGAATGGCAGACGAGTATCAAAGAGGCTTGGTCGGGTGTTGAAACCACCATTGCCCAAAGGCCGTGGCCACGTTGGCGATTCTCTTTGCAATTTGAAATCCTTCGTGCATCTGTTGGAGAAGTGGCAGCTCTGGCTGCTTTTTTTAACGCTCAACGAGGTAGTTTCGGTACTTTTTTGTTTCAGGATCCAGAGTACAACTCGGTGAGTAATCAACGGTTTGGTATGGGTGATGGAAATGCCACTTTGTTTCAGCTCAATCGCGCAATCAATACTTGGTTGGAACCAGTCTGGGCTGTGGCTGATACGCCTGTGATCATGAAAGATGGAGTCGTGTTGAAACAGCAGATGGACTATGTTGTGGGGACGACCGGGCAGGTGCAATTTACTGCTGCGCCTGCGGCGGGATCCGTGTTGAGTTGGACTGGTAGGTATTTTATCCCTGTCCGGTTTTCCGACGATAAGCTGGATTTTGAGCGTATTTTTTCTGGGCTTTGGAAAACTGGAAAAATAGAATTTGTCAGTAAGGTGTATCCGACATGATTACAACAACGCAGGAACATATTGATGTGCTCAACAGCCGCAGCTTTTGGTCTGTAGATCTGTATGAGTTCTTGTTTGTTGATGGCTCAGTACTGCGATATGCAAATGGTGGGTTGTCTGTGTCATTTAACGGAAACACCTATCAGGGCGGAGGTCCGCTGATTGAACGAGATAGTGTCCGCGTATCTCGCGGGCTGGATGCTGATGACTTGAAGCTCGAAATTCGCCCAAAGGATGATGACACCTTGTTCGGGCTGCCGTGGCGTGAGGCGTGCGCGAATGGCGCATTTGATGGAGCGAGCGTGACACTCTATCGCGGCCATGCGGCAGAACCGGGCGGAGCGATTGTAGGCGCGGTGATGCGTTTCTCAGGTCCTGTAGATAGCGTTGAAATAGAGCAGGATATCAGCCTTACGGTGAAGAGCACATTGTCACAGTTGTCGCGGGTGTTTCCGCGAGCGGTGTTTCAGCCAGCTTGCGATCGCACCATTTTTGACGCAGGTTGTACTTTGGCTCGTGCAACTTATCAAATTGCAGGGGCCTTGCAGGCCAGCAGTTCTCAGGCACGGTTGGTGACTGGGTTAATGCAGACTCCAGGCTATTTTGACGGAGGTGAATTGCGATTCACGTCTGGATTGAATGCGGGTGCAAGACGAACGGTGAAACAGCATACAGACGGTGGTGTGATGGTTATTGCATATCCTTTACCCCGGCCTGTTTCACCTGGCGACTCGTTTATGATATGGCCTGGCTGTGATGGCACATATGCGCGTTGCCAGAAATATGGGAATACGAGTCACTTCAGAGGCGAGCCCTTTGTTCCGGCCCCAGAAACGGCGTATTGAAATGAAGGCACCAGATTGTATCGTGACTGAGGCTACGACATGGCTTGGCACACCCTATCATCATCATGCCAGGGTCAAGGGAGCTGGGGTTGATTGCGCACAGTTGCTATATGCTGTGTTTGTCGATGCACTGGGTCTGGCCCCTTCTTTTGAGATCGATGCATATCCAGCCGATTGGATGATGCATCGCTCAGAAGAGCGATTTTTGTCATACATCGTTGAACATGCTCGGGAGGTGAAAAAGCCTCAAGCGGGGGATATAGCGTTGTTCAAATGGGGACGTTGTTTTGCGCATGGAGCGATTGTAGTCAATTGGCCTACCGTAATCCATGCTGACATCAACGCAGGACGCGTCTCGATGGATGATGCGGATCAAGGCAGATTTGCCGGTCGTGAAGTTAAATTTTTCAGAGTTCAGGAGGCGTTGTGAATAGTGGTTCTTCAACTGCAAGCAGCGAATCTTCCAAAGTATTGTCGTTGCGCGTCTCTCAGTCGGCTTTTGGTACAACTATTCCACGTGTGTGGGGGAAAGCTCGAGTTTCGAGTAATCTTTTGTGGTATGGCGATTTTCAGGCGCATGAGCAAAAATCCAAGACAGGAAAAGGTGGCAGCGGCGGAGGTGGAACGGCCACGTATACCTACTCTGCATCTTTTGCATTGGGTTTGTGTGCTGGGCCTATAGCTGGTGTGAGCCGGGTATGGATTGATGATACGAGTTATGAACCGAGCAAACTTGGGTTCGCACTCAATACCGGGGCACTTGCTCAGAAGCCCTGGAGTTATTTGAGTTCCAATTACCCGGATAAAGCCATTGGTTATTCGGGTATGGCATATGCGGCATGTGCAAATTATGACTTGGGGGACAGCTACAATTCGCCTCAATGGACTTTTGAGGTGGTTGGTGAGCGAGCGACTGAAACAGATGGGGACGCGCGTCCTGCCGACGTGATTGAGGATATATGGACTGATCCGATCGAAGGCTTGGGCTTGCCCGCAGCTACGTTGGGAGATCTCTCTGATTATCGTGCATGGTGTGCGGCTAACGATCTCAGTATTTCTCTGGTTGCGGATACACAGCAGGAGGCGCGTGAATATGTTCAACAGGTGTTGGATGCGACCATGTCTGTTGCTGTACCTTCGCAAGGTGTCGTCAAAATTGTGCCTATCGGTGATGAAGCGGTCGGAGATTGGAAACCCAGCGCCACTCCAGTTTATGACATCGGAGAAGATGATTTGTTGGAGGCGCCCGTTATCACGCGCGCTCAGCCTAGAGATGCCAATAACAGAGTCACGGTGGAGTATTACGATCGCAGCAAGGACTATGCGACGGTACCGGTTACGGCATCTGATCTGACGCATGTGAATCAATATGGTGCCAAGACAAACAGCCTGACGCTCCATTGCATCACACGTGCGAATATGGCCGCGCACATTGCGGCATCAACCCTCAACCGTGATTTGTACATCCGCAGTACCGTCGAGCTGCACGTAGACCAGCGCTTCTGTCTGCTGGAACCCATGGACCTGATCACGCTGACCTTTGGCCCGCAGAATCTGGATAAATACCCGCTACGTGTAACCAGCATTGAAGAGTCCGACGATGGCGAGCTGACCATCAGTGCCGAAGAGTGGCCCTTTGGTGTGGCTACGGGCACGAAGATCAAGACTCAGCCCACCTCTGGCTACAAGACCGATTACAACGTGGCGCCGGGTAATGCCAATCAACCCGTCATCTTTGAACCGCCTGTCAGTCTGGCTGGTGAGCCTGAAGTATGGCTGGTGAGCAGTGGCGGCAGTCATTGGGGTGGCGCGCAGGTTTGGATGAGCCTGGATGACGCGACCTACAGCCTCGCAGGCACGATCAGTGCAGCAGGCCGTCATGGCGTCTCGAGTGCGGCGCTTCCCTTGGCCTCTGATCCAGACAATGCCAATACGCTGGCGGTCGATATATCGGTAAGCGGCGGGCAGTTGGTGCCAGTCACGCAGGCCGTGCGCGATCTGTACCAAAGCCTGTGCTTTGTGGGCAATGCTGCGGGCGGGGAGATCGTGGGCTACATGGGCGCCGACCTCACCGGGGTAGGGCGCTACAACCTCACCAACATGCGGCGCGGGTGCTACGGATCGAAGAAAAGCGCGCACGATTCCGGGTCACAGTTCGCCCGCCTGGATGGCTCGCAGTTCCGCTACCCGTATGAAAACGGGATGATCGGCAAGACGCTGTACATCAAGCTCCTGAGCTACAACAAGTACGGCGCGGCCCTGCAATCGCTGGCGGATGTGTCTCCTGTGGCCTACGTGGTCAAAGGCGCGCCGCTGGGCGCTGTGTCGGGGCTGGTGCTGGAATCCCCATTCACCGGGACCACCTTTGCTGCCAAGTGGAACGCCTACGTCGGGGCGAGCTATTACAACCTGGAGTTGTGGTCGAGCAACATACAGAAGAAGAGCCTGAGTACCACGGATACGCGCTTTGCCGCTTCGATCAGTGATTTGGTCGGGTGGGGCGTTGGCCGCACGGTTGAATTGCGCGTGTATGCTGTGGCCGCGAATGGGCAGAGCACAGATGCCGCCGTATTAATCGCGGTAAAAGCGCAGATCCCCGCGCCTACTGTGTCGGTGCAAGATACGGTGGCCTCAATGATCGTGTCACTTGCTGCCAGTACCGATGCCTCCTACAAGGCCTCCCGTATCTGCATCAGCCAGGACAAGGTCTTTGACCAAACAGCCGCAACCCCGGTCTATGACGGCCCGCAAACTTCCACATCGGCGGTCAATCTTGCCAAGGGCGCCTGGTATATCCGCGCCGCTCAGTATGACCAGTTCGGCCCGGATGCGCTCAACTGGTCAAGCGAGGTTCAACTGTCGGTGTCGGCCAAGGCCGATGGCGTGCAGCAGATAGCGGACATATCTACTGTCACTGCCGCGCCTGGTTCTCCTCCCCCCGGAGGTGACGCCTATTGGGCTGCCTACGACCAGAAGACCGGCAAGATGGCGACCTGGGACAGCACGCAGGGCAAATACACCTTTGCCGTCACCGAATCGGAGATTGCGCCGCTTCTAGCTGCCGCCAGCCAAACCATCGTGAATGAGGTTGTGCCGCAAGCTGTGGCAGCGGCCTGGGTGGGCGGCGCCAACCTGATGCCGAACTCAGGCATGGAAACCGATGTGGCGGGCTGGCAGATCTCCGTTGATCGCCTGATCGTGGATAACACCAGCGCTCTACTGGATGCAGTGTTGGCGATGCTCGGCCCGACCGAATCGGTACTGACAACAGACTCCACCACGATGCTGGTGGATAACAGCGGCGCAATCTTGATAGGCAAATAGGATATTAATATGGCAAATTCAGTGGTGAACATCGGGCAGTTGCCGAACGGAACAGCTGCAACCGTTCTGGGCGTAAATGCAAGCGGTGCTGCGGTGCAGGTGCCAGTTGGCAGTATGGTGCAGAGCGCCAACAACTTGTCTGATCTTGCTGACAAGGCAGCAGCACGGGCGAATCTTGGTTTGGGGGCCGCTGCGCAGTTGGACGCGTCATCGGGTGCGGGGGCTTCTGCGACTGCGAGTCAGGTAGTAAAGGGGGATGACCCGCGTATGTCAGATGCTCGCACCCCCGCGGCGCACTCGCACCCTGCATCACAAATCAGCGATGCAGGCGCTGCAGGCAAGGCACTGCTTGCAGCAGCGACTACAGCGGCAGCGCTGACAGCGCTAGGGTTGCCGTCTGGTTCTGCGCTGGGGTTCCGCAATCGGATCATCAATGGGGATTTCCGTGTCAATCAGCGGGCTGTATCTGGCACAGTGACCCTTGCGGCTGGTGCCTATGGGCACGACCGTTGGAAGGCGGGCGCATCTGGTTGTACCTACACGTTTGCCACGTCAGCCAACGTGACTACACTCACGATTACAGCGGGTTCCCTGATGCAGGTTATCGAGGGCATCAACCTGCGTAGCGGCACGCATGTCCTCACATGGACGGGGACTGCGACCGCCAGGATTGACAGCGGTAGCTATGGATCCAGCGGCATCACTGGCAACGCAACGGGCGGGACGAATCAGACAATCGAATTTGGCACAGGCACGGTAGCCAGCGTTCAGTACGAATTGGGGAACGTTGCCACGCCGGTAGAATTCCGCCCGATCAATATCGAGTTGCAGCTATGCCAGCGTTATTACTGGCGTAAAAATGCCTTGTATGAACATTTCGGCCCAGGCAGCGGCACCGCTGCAGGTCAGGCCGTTGGAACGATAGCGTTCCCTGTGCCAATGCGCGCATCTCCTACCCTGAGTTGCAACAGCCCCGTATCGGGAAATTTCAACCTCATGGGTGGAGGAGGCGGGGCGCTGAATGTAACGAACCTTGTGTTCGCAAATGCCTCTGTCAATTCCACATGGTGGACGGCGACAGTTGATACGGCCTACATGGTTGGCGGCCAAGGAACCTTTCTTTGGTCAAATTCTGCGACAGCGTTTATCTCGGCATCTGCGGAGCTTTAACAATGTACAAAATCATCAATGCCAATACCCTCCTTCGCCTGACGGATGCTGCGTATATCCCAGTTGATCAGGCCAACTTGGACTATCAAGACTATCTGGCATGGGTAGCGAAGGGGAATACTCCGGATCCTGCCGATCTGGTGCCCGAAGTATTTGCACCTCTTGATCCACGCCAGATTAGACAGGCGCTGACTAAGCTTTCTCTGCGTGCTAAGGTTGAGGCATATATCGCTGCCGGGTCGCAAGACCTGAAGGACTGGTGGCAATGGTCGCCCACGTTTCTGCGTAATGACAATGTTGTGGAGAGTGTTGCGGCGGCACTGAATGTTCCAAGCGCGACGATTGATCAGTTGTGGCGCACGGGAGCAGCTCTCTGATGGCTACCATTACTCTTGCACGCGACATAGGCGGCACCACACAGCAACCCGCAGGCATGCACACCGTGGGGTTGGCGCAGGCGGGCGATAGCCTGTTGCCGCATGACTTCTACGATACCGAGGTGCAGCCGGTACAGGCCGGGAATCGTTACTGCATAGCCGCCTGGGTTGGGACTGCGAGTTGCCGCGCCTACCTGTTCATTTCATTCCACGATGCGGCGGGCGGTTTCCTTGGTGGCGTACTGTCTGCAGTGATTCCAGACGGTGTGCCGGGCGGCACGGATTTGTCATCCTGGACGCGGGCCTTTGTATTTGGCACCGCGCCTGCCGGAGCGGCCACCCTGCGCTTCAATGTGCGCCAGATACCAACTTTAGGGGCGACCACTGCTCTGACGCGTCTGCTGCGCCCGACCATTGAGCAGGCATTACCTGGACAAACTCAGCCCTCGATGTGGGCCGAATCCGCAAACGGCATGCGGGCAGCCTTCCGTGAGGCAACCGATGCGATTGCTGACGATGTGCACGCACAATCCACCGCAATCCAACAACTGTCTGCCCGCCTGGATAATGGCGGCGATGTGCATAACGCCCTGGTGCAAGTCACAGCCCTGGCTGAAAGCACCGCAAGTGCGGCCTCAGGATCTTGGGGCGTGGTGGTTGATGCCGACGGCAAGTTGGCCGGGATCAAGGCTCTGTCCGATGGCAGAACCAGCCAGATCGTCATGTCTGCCGACCAGGTGTTGATTGATGGCACGTTGACTGCTCGCAAGATTGCAGCCGGGGCAATCAGTACCGATAAGCTCCAGGCCGGGGCTGTGTCGGCTGACAAAATCGCCGTAACGTCGCTTTCTGCTATCAGCGCTGCATTGGGGGCCATCACCTCGGCGGCGATCGAGCTGGTTTCCTCTGGCTGGAGCTACATCCGCACCTATTCAAAATGGTTTGCCGATGGTGTTGACGGATTTATTACCGCTGCACGCCATGACACAGGAGACTATTTTCACGAGTTTCGCGCCACAAGTGGAAGTGGTCTTATCTTGGAGCAGAAATCAAACGGTCCTAATGTTGGCTGGCGGTATTACATGCAGGTTCGAGACGCAAACGGCATTGACCGTATGTTGATAGACCCAGTAAATGGCGTGTTCAAATTTCGAGGGCAAATCATCGCAGAGTCTGGGTTGTTTTCCGGGGTTCTTTCCGCTGCATACGGCACGCTGGGGGTAATTACAAGCGGATACCTGCGGAATGACGGGGACACATGTTCATTTGATTTAAATGCCACGGGGTCGTCTTCATTGTTACGGGCTGGAAACAAAACGTTGATTACTGCTGATGGCAGAACTCGATTTAATAACGTAATTTATGACCAAACCATAGGCGTTAATTTTTCTCCTGTTAAACTTGTGGCGGCTCCAGATGGTACTGGTATCCGTTCGTCCTATATAAATGGTTCAAGCTTTAATTTTGATGTTTCTGTCCAGCTAACGCCTGATCAACTGCGAAACTCTACATACTCAGCACGTTTTACAGGATGGGCCGGTACGTGGGCTAACCCTGATTTTAGGGTTTATGCAAACGTCTCTGTCATGCAGGTTATCGCTAGTCCTGGAGAAATGTGGACTGGGTGTAGATTGCGTCTAATCGGGAACGTCTATTTGACGAATTACAACAACGACACAGTGCCTGACGACAGTTGGATGAGAGAAACTGGCTCAAAGGTGACTCTAACATCCCTGAGCTTCGTTATTGCTGCGATTTCGTAATAGTCAGATGGTGGGTGGGTTGAAGGGTGAGGTTTGTAAAAGGGGGCGTTATGAGGGAGACCGTAGCGAAGTGGGTGATGATGGTTGGATTGTGTCTGACGTGGTTTGCAGAAGCCTTGAACTCGACCATCGTGTGGTGTGATAACCATGCAGGCGGAATTGGCGCGGTAGTGGCAATTGTTGGTTTGGTGATGACGGGGTACTACAAACAAAAGACCTACTCTCTGGCGAAGAATTTTGCTCAGCAGGGGCGGTTTATTGAAATTGTCGGGAAGGGAGGTGGCTGATGGCCATCAAAGTGTCTCCGTGGATTAGCGTTGCAGTGGGGGCAGGGGGCATTGTTTCTGCCTTTCTGCTGTCTTTTACAGCACGGTTTGAAGGCACGCGCTACATGCCCTATCAAGATCCGGCCGTACCGGGTTTGCTGACTGTGTGCCGTGGCATTACCAACCGGGCCGCGCCGGGCTGGGTTGTGGCTGGCCGGCATTACACCGAAGCCGAGTGTGCCGACAAGGAAGCGCAGATCATCCAAGCCACCATTGCGCCGGTAATCAACAAGTGCCGCGCCGTGCCGATCAGCCAGCGTCAGTGGGAAATGCTTGTCGACTTCGCGTGGAACGTCGGCCCGCAGACGGTGTGCCATTCCACGCTGATGAAGAAGCTTAACGCGGGCGACTGCCAGGGCGCGGCGGACCAGTTTGAGCATTGGGTGTCAGCGGGGGGGCGTCGATGGCAAGGTTTGGCTAAACGACGTGAAGCGGAGGCTTCGGAGTTTCGCGCCTGGTGCGGAAAGGTGAAGCCATGAACCCAGTCGTTGTCCAGGTGCAGGCCAAAATCCAGCGCTATTGGTGTGCCTTGCGCATTGCAGCAGGCCTCGTCCTGATGCTGGCGGTGGCAATTGGGGCATATTTGTTTGGAGTGCATACGTCTGCACTAAAGCCTGAAGTCACGACTGCAGTGCCTCAGGTGCGCCAGTCTGATCAATCAGTAATTGCCGCGCGTAAGCCGGAGGCCACTCCGACCAAGCCCCCGCATAAGATCCCTGTGGGGGCGACAGAAGAGCGTCGGGTGAGCATCAGGCTCAAGCCGCCAGTCTTCACCGGTGCAAATGGCTGCCAATGCGACCCGGCGCCCCTTGATGTGAATCTCTCCCTGGTGCGTCAGGATGGGGGGCGTCGTGTGATTGCCAGTAGCCCCGAGGGGCGGGTGATCTCTGCGCTTGATGTACCTATTGAATCCGCACTGACCCCAGATGCCCATCCATGGGCTGCAGGTTTAAGCGTGGGCCACGACAAAAGCCCTGGTGTGTGGGTGGAGCGCGATTTGGGGCGGTTCAGGGTTGGCGCGGAAGCAATCAGGGAGCAGAGCGGTGGACTGCAGGGGAGGCTGAGGCTGGGGTGGTCGTGGTGA